AGCAGGACGCTTTCTTGTAGTAGCACCACCACGTTTAATAGCTTTATTCTTGGTTGCATTGGTTGCATTTGTTGCAGTTGGTGCATTAATCATTTGTTTAGCTTGATTAAATAAATTAGAAACTTGGCCAAATATAGTAGGTTTATTCGTAGCATTCTTACTAGTCTCAGGTAATAAATCCAACCATTTATTTTCTTCAATCGGACCAGGAACACCAGTTGGAATACCCATAATTTTAGTAGGAACAGCATAACCAGTTAAATCAGTAATTTTTGTTAAAATATTATTTTGTTTCATATCACAATTCATTAAAGGTAATTCATCTCCTTCATATAAATCTAATCGGAGTGTAACATAATAACAAACTTGCGTTTTATTTATTGATGCGGATTGTCCATAATTTTGTTGAGAATATGCGGATGTAGATGAAGCACTAGGTTTAAAATCCTTTAATTTGGTTTTTTCTTTTTTAATAATTTGTATTTGATTGTAATCTAGTTTTTCAATCTCATTTTTAAGTAAAGTAAATGGATAAATTGAAGGATTGTCACTATGAACATATAAATAAAGTATTAATAATAGTGATGGTAATTTCCCTTCTTGTATTTGGGTATTAAATTTTATATCTTCATACGTTTGAGGTAATACTTTATATAAAGTAGTAATTTTAGCATTATGATTATTTGAAAATATAGTATAATTATTATTCAATAAATATAAAAACATATAAAATTTATTTTCACTATTTGGTAAGTTAATTCTTCTGATTTTACTGTCTATATCAATAATAGAAATATATAAATTTAATTTATCTCCAATTATTTTAATTAATGGATTTTGCGAATATTTATCTACACGATACTCCCCTTTTTTTAATTCTTCATAAAATTTTTCAGAATTATCAACAAAAATCTCATTATTTGCTGTATTTTTTGCATCCCAATTAAAAGATTCATTTAATTTCATAGGTAATCTTTTTTCAATTAATGCTTTATATATTGGGTCATTACTTGATTTATTATTTACATAATTGTCAACCTTTGAATAATTTTCATGTTTAAATTTATCAAAATCATCGATAAATTTTTCATATAATTTAAAATATATTTTATCATTTTCATTTCCAGTTCCATCATTAATCTTTTTAAATTCATCTATTAATGTCTCAAATAAATTATAAATTGTATATGGAGCAATTCCTCCTGTAAGTTCAGAATATTTTTCAACATTATCAGGATTATTTATTGAGTTTAAAATAGATTCAAAAAAAGAATTTGTTGTTGAAATAGAATCAGGCCATATTTTTGTTTCAGATAAATCTTGTGTAAATATAGATTTAATATAGGGAAAAGTAGTTATAAAAAAATCTTCGAGTGTTTTATATTGTTCAAAATAATTATATAGTTGTGGGGGTAAATCATTTAAATTTGACCCTCCACGTTGATTATACTCGATTTTATTACCACCCAGTTGTAATCCTTTAGATAAATCTTGACTTTTTTTTTGGTTACCTTTAATATTTTTTTGTATTCTAACTTTTTCTATAGGGTCTGTTGTATTTGAAAGGTCAATATTTAAATCTTTTATATTCTGGTCTATATCCAAAATTTTTATTTTGTTTTTTATATCTATTATAAAAGTTTTATTTTCTTCATTATTATTCTCTGTTAATAATGTCATGTTATTATAATATTCTTCTTGAATTTCCCATTTTGTTTTTTCTAATTTATAAGTATCTGAGAAATTTTCTAGATTATTTAATTTAGTTTTGTTATCTCTTAATAATTTAATTAATTTTAAATATTCTGGCCAAAGTGTAGTATATGTGTTTTGTAATATAACTTTATTTTTTAAACAAGCTATTGCAACTTCATAATATGGATTTACACCGGCACCGTGTGTGTTTGATATTCCTGATATATGAGGAATATTGGAATATGACTCACTAGAATTTATTGGTTGTTGAAGGTTTAAACCATTAATAAAATTTGGCGGGGGGGGTGTATATGGAAACGGGATTGCTCTTGCTGCTCTTGCTGCTCTTGCTGCTTCTGCTCTTATTGCTGCTTCATTTGCTGCTGCTGTTGCTGCTGCTGCTGCTGCTGCTGCTGCTGCTCTTGCTGATTCTGTTGTATAATTTAATATTATTTCAAAATTTTGTTGTAATTTTTTATAAAACTCTTGGTTGGCTGTAATTTCTGTTATAGTTAACTTTGTTATTTGGGTGTCAGTAGTTTTGTTTAAATAATCAGTAATGAAAGATAATGGAAACAACAGTTGTTTTATATCATCTGGTTTGTCTACTTTAGAATATTTGTTAATTTCAGCTTTTGTGCTTTCTATGACACTTCTAATAGCAGCAGCATCAGCAGTAACAGCAGCACTAGTACCAGTACCAACAGAACCAACAGAACTAGTACCAATAGAACCAGGACCAACAGAACTAGAACTACGACTAGTACTCATTCTACTTGCATCATTATCTTGTTCCTTCTTAACCTCATCATACGCCCCTTTATCCCAAGCACCACTTTGAATAAAAAACTTATCATCCGGAAACTGATATCGAACTTCATAAGGAATATTTTTCTTATCCATTTGTTTTTCATATTCATATGTTTTTGTCAAATATTCTTGATATTTTATTAAAATATCGGTTGAAGGAATTTCGCTCATATTCAATCCAGTTCTAATAAATTGTTTGACTTCATTATCAATGATACCTATTATTTTATTATCACAAATTGAATAATTTTCAGGAGGATATATAGTTTTAATTTTATCATTATTAGAAATATATATTTTTTGTGCAGCGTCCGCTTTTGTAGCATCTTTGCCGTCACCTCCCACATAATGTTGTTTTAATAAATATTTAATTCTTTCATACAAATTCTTAAAATTAGGTTGTTTAGGTTTTAATACTCGGAATAAATTGATTTCATCTTTAACTAAATTATAATTGAGGACATTATATTGCCAACCAGAAGGACTTAATGTCATGTTATAAATAGAATAAGGTTTCGACCCAATAAAAAATTTAGATTTATATTCAAATAAATTTTCAGTAGTGAGTTTGATATTATTAGTAACTTGACTTGTTTGACCTTCATGTTTTATTGATGCTTGTATTAATTTTGCTCTATCTGTTTCTTTTGTAAATGTATACGCGCCTATCTTAATTGTTTTACCATTTGAACTTAAAAATACATCATCTACCTTAACTATTTCTAATCTATAAGTTGCAAAATCTTTGTCAGTCTTTAATTTTGTTGAAGTAGCATCAGCAGCAGTACTTGGAGCAGTAGTAGCCTTAGCAATCTCATTATTTTTTTGCTTCAATACAATATCTGCTTGTTCAGCTTCTATTTTTTTAATTCTATTATCTTTAGTTTTTTTCAAACTATCTATTAAAGAATATTTATTACCATTATTTTCAGCACTATATTCTTTAAATTCAAATACAATAGGAGTATCAATATAACCAAAAGAAGGTATAATAATATTTTTTCCATTTAATATAATTTTATTATTGTCAGCATCATAATAAAAAATATCATCAGATGTTTGTTTATTTAATTTATTATTTAATTCGTAAAATTTCTCAGGAATAAGAAATTGTAATTCTTTGTATTTTCCAGATGATTTAATTGTCGTATCTGTTAATTTAACTAATGGGTCAACCAAAACAATCTCTTGTGCAGAATTAAATTTCGGGAATTTATTAGAAGATTTAAAAGACATAATTTCTTGAGAAGGTCTATCACCTCCAAAATAATTTTGGTCACGTCTTTGCTGAGGTTGCTGTTGTTGTCTTTGCTCTTGCTGCCTTTGCTCATTTTGACTTGATTTCTTATTAGAAGCATGAAATTTATTTGCAATAATAGTAATTTTTATATTATTAGGAATAATACTTTCATCAATAGTATTCATTAAACTAATATAGTAGAAGATAAAAACTCTTCAACTAATAATGCAGGAATTTGTGTAAAATCAACCAACAATTTATTCAACTTATATTTTTCAAAAGCATTTTGTTTCTCTATTTCTTTTTCAAAATAAGCAGAGTCATGATAACATTTTAATGCGGTTTTAGGACCACATTTTTTCAAAACAGATGTAATATTATCACTACTATCTCCCATCACTATTTTACAAAATAATTCTTGTTTAGGATTTTTATCTAAAGATATTTGTTTATGAGCTAAATTCCATATTTGAACATTTTCAAGTTGAAGATAATCTTTATCACTTGTTATAATAATAATATTATTTTTATTTGTATCAACAATTTTAGTAACAGCTAATGCTATACAATCATCTGCTTCTAAATGAGGATGTTGAATAATTTTACTGATACCATTTAATAAAAAGAATTGTTCATCAAATAATAATTTGAAAAAGGAACCAATATAAGGGCAAGGTTTTCGAGTAGATTTATAATCTTTGTAAAATTCATTGCGCCAAATATCTGATTTTGGGCAATCTTTCCCTACGATGATACATGAATCAGAATATTTCTTGGATATTTCTAAAATAGATTCTCTACATCTTTTTTTAAATTTTTCAACAAAAATAGGATTTTCATATGGGTCACCAATAAGTGGGTCTTCTGGAAATGCGTTTTTCCACCAAGTCAATAAAGAATGATATCTATAAAAACAAAAATAACTGCCATCAATAAATATCATTATAAATATTATAATAATATGTATTTATATAGGTATGCCAGGAAGTGAAAGTGGAAGAAGAAGTGAAAATGAAAGAAGAAGAAAAAGTGGAAGAATTAGAAATAGCAGTGTAACCAATGTATTAAGAGGAATAACACAACTACCAAGTGCTATAGCACGTGGAATTTCACGAAGATTTTCTAGAAGGAATAGTCATAGAGATAGCCAAGTTGTGCCAATAAATTATAATCCGTTAACTAGTGGTGGTGGCAAAAGAAATAAACGTAAAACGCGTAAAACTAAGATGCGTAAAAGAAAATAATTTAACGAGGTACTGGTGGTGTAGGAAATGTATATGATGAAGGAACTGGATATAGAGGAGCAATATCAGCAGGAACTTGTACTGGAAGCACAAATTCAGAAGGTTTATTTTTGAAAAAATGGATAAGTCTCCAAGGATTCTTAAAATTACATAAATTAGCCATAACATAAGTAACTTGTGCATATGTTTCAGACCTAGACCAATCTTGTTGATATTCAAATAATAATTCTAATGCAGTAACAGGTGTTGCGCCAGCTTGTATCATTCTTGCAACAGCCATATCATGTGCTTCTTTTGTACTATCTCCACAAGCATCTGCAACAAAAATAACATCATATCCTTCTCTAAGTAATTCAATAACTGGAAAACAAACACACATACTTGTCCATAATCCAGAAAAAACAATTCTTCTACACCCACTAGCTCTTACAGCAGCTTTAAAATTAGGGTCAATCCATGCATTAATAGCAGTTCGTTCAATAGGTGTTTCTGTTGAAAAAATCGCTTGCAATTCAGGCATAATTGGTCCAGAAAACTGTGCAGTAGTAATTGTACTTAATATATGCTTACATCCAAATATTTTTGCAGTATAAGCAACTATTTGTGCATTATTCATAACATTTTGAGATTCATGACTAGTTACACCAGCAAACATGGCAGCTTGATAATCAACCATAATAAACAACGTTTTTGCAGGCTCACTCAACTTGTACTTTTTGTGACTATGTTTTCCCATTATACACTATCCTATTATTTTATTTTTTACAAATAAAATTAAGCAAAAATATTGCATGGTAATTTTACAAAACTAATATTATCATACCGTTCATTACTTATTTGTAAAGATGCATATTTACAATTTATATTCAGTATTATCTTTTGTAAAAGATAGTAATGACATATCTTCTTCATCATAACTAAATACAATATATTTATATCTAGTTAAATGTGTTCAATTTGCTCAATTTGTTCATTTGATTCCATTTTACTAAAGTATACTATTTAATCATATTTTTACCAGCAGCATACCACATAATAATAGATATTATTGACCCAACCATAAATCCATTACCCGCAGCTGCTAAAGAATTATTAAAATAATAATAAAATCCTGCAGGAAAAATTACATAAGAAAGTAAAATGTAAAACAACATAATCTGGATAAACATGGTTGTATTTTTGTCCATTTATATATAAATATATTTTATTTAGGTTTTTGAGCAATAGGTTTAATTATTGTTACAGGATTAATTACTTTTATTGGGTTAATTGATTTTATTGGTTTTATTTTAAACAAATCATCTACATCTTGTTGATGTACTTTATCTAGTTCTTGTTTTAATGCTTTTGTTTGTAGTCTCATTTGTACTATTTCTTGACTAGGCTCGTGTTCTTGTAATTCATTTTCTTCTTCACTTAACAGTTCACAGTCCATACTAAAATAGAATATAAAAATATATAGTATTATAACATATTGATGAAAAAGGTACTTTATATAGGACCATGGCATCATATTCAACCCGTTAAAGATTTTCCTCTAATTAAGGAATTTATATATATAGATACACAACCACGGAGTGAATTTGATGAATTGTCTTATTATCAAGGCTTTTATAAAAAAAGTTTCTATGAAGAGTTACTTCATAAATGTAGGGGGTTTGGATTTACATTAGTAAAAACAGAAGTTATAGACCCAAATTATTATAAAAAGATTTTCTCTCTTAAACAAAGAATCTATTATAGTTTTAAACCAATACCAGCATATATAAATCCAACTTTATTACTATTTGAAAATAAAGTCACACATCAAGTTTTGAAATATTATATTTCAACTAATATTTTATATACAATGACGCCAGAACTTAAACAAGATATTGAGGAATCAGATGCATTAATTGTTTCTGGATATCATCCTACTATAAAAGTATTAGAATATTTTAAAAAACCTAAAACATTTATTGGATATACTATGACATGTTATGATATAGATGATAATAATGAAACAATTATATCTATGCTACATAAAAATAAAAAATCGTCTGAATATTTTAATAGATATTTGCTAGTATCTTATAAAAAAATGGATTGTACTAAGGATTGTACTAAGGATTGTACTAAGGATTGTACTAAGGATTGTACTAAGGATTGTACTAAGGAATGCATTGATATTTATGATTTGAAAAGAAATTTATCGTCTTTTTGATGCTTTTCTTGATGTTTTTCTTTTTTTTGCCTTTCTTGATGCTTTTCTTCGTCGACCACCAACTGGTGCTACTGGTACTGCTGCTACTTCTTCTTTTGGTTCGACTACTACTTCTTCTTCTGGTGCTACTTCTTTTGGTTCAACTATTACTTCTTTTGGTTCGACTACTGCTTCTTCTGCTGGCGCTACTAGTTGTGATGCATTTAGTTTTTCTAGTTGTTCAGTTAAATCTTTTAATTTAGCATTAGTATTATCTAAATCAGTATTATATTTTTTTTCAAATAAATCAAATTTAGCTTGTATATCTGGTGTTGCCATTATATATTACCTAAAGATTAAATATCTAAACTCAAAGTATTTTTATCAGATTTTTTACGCCGTTGACTTCTTTTAATATTATTTGCATCTCCTTGCATTTCTTTCATATCAGAAATACTTATTGTACTACTATCATTATTATTAGGTGTAGTATTGTGTGCAGGTTGTTGTTGTTGAATATTAATTGTCTTTGTTTTTAATCCAGAGAGAAGTTCTGAAATATCACTTGGACCATTCATTTCAGGACGGGGTCCTGGTCTAGTTGATTTATTTGGCGTCTCTCTTATATTAATTCCATCATTGGTACTAGTATTAAAATTACTTTGACTCATATTCATACCTGAATAACTATTATTTCCAGGTCGAGAATAAATATTAGGACCACTATCTTGTGTAGCCATTGGTGGTGGTGGTGGACCACTAGAATTATTTTGGCCAGGATTCATAATACCGCTCATAAATCCGCTAAACCCTGGACTTGTTTGACCCATAGAATTAACTGCAGCAGTTTGGAATTGTTTCATCAAATCAGGATTTTGTCGTAAAATATCATCCATACCAGGCATTGCACTTTTAAACATTGTATTTGTCATATGAACCATCATAGCACTACCACCAAGTTGAAATAATAATTTCAATTCTGGAGACATAGTAGCTTTACTTTTATATTTTTCAAACAATTCGCCAAACACATCATCATAATCTGTAAGATTTTCATTCACTTGTTCAGACCAACCATCTAATTTAATATCAAATGGGTCAAATTTGCTATTTAAAAATTCAACAGCATTAATAGCAGCCATCAACATATTACCACTAAACTTAATAGAATTAGATTTTTGTTTTTCTTCCATAATCATTTCATATTCACCTTGCATTTCTGCTAAAGGTGATTCCATTGTATATTTTTTAGTTAAATTCACACCTTTACTTTCTAAAGTTTCTAACTTTCTCAAATATTTAAACTTTTCTTTTAATAATTCTTCTTTACTCATTTGAGGTCCAGATGGTGCCATTTTTTCAGGGTTAACAGGAATATCATTAAACTTATCATATCCATCCCAAGTTTTATTTACAGAACTAGATGCAGTATCACTTCCTAAACTAGATGCAAATTTTACAGAATGACCTGATGAAGAAGAAGAAAATGCCTCAGAAGGTTCACTAGTATTATTAAAAAAATCAGATTTATTAGAGGAAGATGTATGGTCAGATAAATTATTTAATTCTTCTTCAAGTAAATTTAAATCTTCAATATTAATATCATTTCCTCCACTACTTGAAGACATATCTTTTTTCTTATCATTCATTAAAAGTTCAATTCCATCTCCAAAATTACTAGATTTTAAATTTAATTTAGGAGTAGAGGACCAAGATTCAGAAATATCAATAATATCAGAATCATTCATTGTTATGAATTAATAAGAACATTTAATTTTAAGTTCTACGAATTGTTATATATTAATTTATCATTCTTTATCATTCTTTATCATTCTTTACTTATTTTATTTAGATACCAAATTCCTTGTAAATATGAATCCGCTAAATCATCTTTTTTTTTATGAGTTGAAAAAAAGTTTGTCCAAGTGATATCATGTGCAATTAATTGTAAACAATATTTAATACCCATTTTTTTACGGTCACTATAAGATAATTTAGTTCCAGTATTTTCAAATCCTTTTAATTTATTTGCAGATGAAATAAATTCAATTTTGATATTTTGATTTCTCATAATAAAATATTGAGAAATCATACCTTGAACCGTTTTCATACGATTTGCAATAGGACTGATTTGATTTTCAATAATAACAGTATCAATGAATAATATATAATCTTTTAATATTTCATCAAAACTATTCATCATATTTTTACCAATAGTTACTAAATCTAATTTACTTGCATTTATTTGTTCTACATCTTCTAAACAATGTGTTTCAATATATTTTTCAAAGAGAGAAATAATTTGATTTTTATTTAAAGAATTAGAATTTAAAGAATAAGTAGTAGCTAATTCATTGAGTTCTTTACTTTTTAATTTTTTAATTGCACTTAGTTTTAAAGGCATTTTATATTCTAGTTGTTTTTTAGCATGTTTTAAACAAAAATATTTATCAGATTTATAATATTTTACTTGATTTAAACAAGAAGATTCAGATTTAGATTTTTTATTTATATTAGGAATACAACAAGTACCTATATTTGTTTGAGAAAGATTAATAACATTCCATTTTTCAATTATTACATTTTCAAGTACATTTTCTTTATTATTTTTACAAAATAAACAAAATGCTAAATTTTTTATTCCAACATCAATACTTAAATACATACTTTATAAATCAATATATATTTATATTCTTTAGCAATAGTATAATGTATTCAGTTACTTTAGTAGGTACAGCTAATTATAGAAGACGAAGTGCAGTTGCATCAGCAACAGGAACATCAAATACGATAGAAAATTGTATAATGATTGCTCGACGCCAATTAATAAATATTTTATATGCTAATTTAAATGTTCAACGAGGAGGTAGGGTAAGCAATTTAATTATAAAAATATTTAATCAAGAACTGATACCAACAATACCCAAGATAATTACGTCAGGAAATGTTGATAAAGTTATATCTTATTTAAATATAAATAATTTAGCATCAGGAGCTCCGTTTTCAGCATATGTATTTGGTAATGCATTTACAAATGAAGAAGTATTTATGGGTGCTGGAATTGGTCAAAAATATAATCCATCAGGACAACTAGTAAATACTCCAGTTTCATCGGATATGTGTTTTAGATGGGCATCTATGACTAAATTATTAGGAATGATACTATTTTGTAAAGCTATTGAAGATGGCTTAATTACATCTATTGATGACCCAGTATGGTTATATGTTCCAGAAGTAGCAAATATATCAACCTATATTTCAGGGTCAACTGCGCAATTAGATGGATTAGGTCAACCTATTTTAGATGAATATGGAACACCATTATATACTCCAATAATTACAACAGTACCAAATTTAGGTAAATCAATGACAATACGTCATTTATTGAATTATAGTTCTGGTTTAGGATATACATTTTATAGTTTAGGATATACTAGACAAGTATATGTAAATAATCAGTCTTATACAGATTTTACTACAAATATTACATATAATCCACCATATAATGTTGCAAGTAATTTACCACCAAATAATAGTCCTTTTACAAATTATATTGCATATCTTCAATACATGGAAAATATTGCTCAAACATCACAAGTTCCAAGTAGTTTAAATGTAGATGTATTTACATCATATTATTATAATGAACCAGTAACATTTACAGATACTATTTTAGCTCGTATTAATTTTCCTTTATTAAATATTCCGGGTGCAGCAAATGAAAATAATTATGGAGCTGATTTAAATATGTTAGGTGCCGTTATTGGTGGAGCATTACAATTATCTGGAAATAATATAACTTCAGCACAATACTGTCAACAAAAAATATTAATACCATTAAATATGAATAATACATGGTTATCATGTGGGTCATTACAACCACCATCAAATGCATCTAGTAAAATGTTAGATGCTTGTTTTTATAGATATACTGATGTCCAAGCAGGATATACTCCTGGAAATCAGTTTAATGCACAAACTAGTCCAGCTGTGTCAGCATCATATAATGTAGTTAGTGTTTCATCAGACCCGGCTGTTCAAAATGATGGATTTACAAGACAAGAAAATGGACAAGTATATAAATCATTTTCTGGTTATCCAACTGATAAATATGCAGGTGGATATGCTGAATCTGGAATAGGACCATTAACAGATTATAGTAAACTGATACAACTAATTATTAATAAAGGAGTTGTTTATAATATGGTAAATGGTATAAAAACACCTACCACTATTTTAAATACACAATCAATAGAATATTTATTATGTCCTAAAGTAAATACAGCTGCAAATAATCCAAATAATGGTATTTGGGCATGTGGTACAGGAACAACTAGTTTTGCAGAACCCCAAGAATCTTTTGCATCAGGATTTGCAGTAACTGATAGATATAAAGGACAACACTTACCAATTGGTATTGGTCCAAATACTTATAGATGGCAAGCTTATTATGGACATCATTATTATTTTGATACAAGTACAGGAAATTATTTAATTGGAGGATGTGAATCTTCTTTTGCAGCATGGCCAAGTTATACTGCACAAAATACAAGTTATGAACCAGAATATAAATATATTTGGCAAATAATGACTTTACAAAATAATTAATATTATTCTTTAGCAATAGTATAATGGCCGCAAGAAAAAGTCGTAAATCTATGTATAAAAGAAATTTGAAAAATTCAACATGTCAAGGACAAACTGCAAGTACATGTAATTATCTAAAAGCACATTGCAAAATGACACAAGGTGCTAAACGAAGATATTGCAGAAAAAGACAACATACTAGAAGACGAGTACGTTAGTTAGCTAGTTTACTTAGCTAGTTTACTAGCGCCTATTAGCTAGTTTACTAGCGCCTATTAGCTAGTTTACTTAGCGCCTATTAGCTAGTTTACTAGCGCCTATTAGCTAGTTTACTAGCGCCTATTAGCTAGTTTACTAGCGCCTATTAGCTAGTTTACTTAGCGCCTTACTTAGCTAGTTTACTTAGCGCCTTACTTAGCGCCTTACTTAGCGCCTTACTTATTGACCATGTGGTGGTGCTAATACTATTGATGGTGAAACCATTCTAGATTGCAATTGTTCTCTAGATAAATAAGGTGATTTTAAATTACTATTATTATATCCATAACCAGGATTATTTGTATCATAAGTAGATTTATATAAATGTGGATTTTGACTAACATTATTTGATGGAAACTTATTTGTATTAAAATGAGTAGGTAATCCTAAAAGATTGCATGCTTCTAAATTATTATATTTCATAATTTGTAATCCATTATTTGTCATATATTGCCTATAAGACCAATTTGAATGAATATTTTCTTGTTTTTGAATATTTTCATTTATTACAGCATCAGGTTGCCATGATGAAAATAATCTTCCATCTGCCATAATAGGTGGAAAATTGTAATGAATATTATTTGAACCACTATAGCAAGTTCCCCAAGACATTATAAACTGGTAGTAGATAATAATTTCAACAATTCATTCTTTTTTAATTTAGATGCATCTATTCCTTTTTTAGAAACTATCTCTCTTAATTTGCCTAATGACATTTTTTTATAATCAGTTTCATTAGAATCATCAATCACTTTTTCTTCAGATAATTCAGAAATATCAATCATTTTTAAATCATCAGAATTTAATATAGCATCACTATCCATTTTAATTACTTTTATTTCTTCTATTTCTTTTGGTTCTTTTGGTTCTTCTTCTTCTATTTCTTCAAAATCAATATTATCTTCTGTATTAGATTCATCACTGGATTCACTAGATGAATCAGAAGATGATTCGTTATCCGTATCTTCTTCTTCACCATCGGATACAGAAATTAAATTAGGATTAGTATTTGAAAATGGCATATAGTTTGTAGGACAACAATTAAAATCAGTTTGTTCTAAAACACATTCACTTTTTTCTAAACTATTTGATGAGCTATTTGAGCCACCTTCTTGCATAGAGCTTCCTCCACGACTTGTGCGTAAAAAGTGTATTTGGTCTGCCATAGTTGTAACAATTTCAAACATGGCAGAAAGTTTATGTTCTTGTTCCATTATTTTATTATTAAAGTAAATACTTATGAGACCTATAAGTAATAAACTTATTCCTAAACAACATAAAAAGGATAAACTAAATATATCAGAAACAGACATTATTAGTAAAAGGATATATTATTTTATTTTTTAATAAACGAACAATAATCAATCTATTGTATTATTTAATATTTCTTCTGGATAATCCATATCTCGTAATACTTTCATACCACCTTTAATTATAGAAATACCTGGTTCTAATTTATAAGTATATTTAAAATCATTATCTGCAATAGATTCTGTATCCATATGATAATTAGTAATTAATTTATTCTTTTCTAATTTATGACATACTTTTATAAAATGTGTTGTTAATATACTAGTTATATTTTTACTTTGAATTAAATATTTCATAAATGCCAATGAACTAGTTACAGCTTCTTCAGGGTTTGTACCACTATATAATTCATCAAATACACATAAATGAGTTTTTGTAGAATCATTTGTTTTTATACAATCTAGTATTTCTTTACATCTTCTACATTCTGCTTGAAATAAACTATCTCTTCCTGAAGTATCTGGAATATTTAAATAACAATGAATAAAATCATATGGCTTAATAGAAGCACTTTCATAAAATCCACAACCAAACTGTTGTGTAATAATAACATTTATTAAAATAGATTTTAAAGTTGTAGTTTTTCCTGAAGCATTAGGACCAGTTATTGTCATATTTTTTAAATTACATGTATTTTTAACTGGTTTATTATGCATTAAAATAGGATAGTATGAATTAATTATTTTATTTTCATTGGTATCATATTCCTTATCATCTTCCTTATCATCTTCTTTTTCTTCTTTTTTCTTCTT